CCTAGATACGCGTTTGAAAATATTACCACCCCGCACTCTTTCGAGAGGAGCAGTGTTGTAGATATATGATAACCGTATCGAAATACAGTTAGTCGTCCTGGAATAAGTTTTCATCTTTAAATAGTTGATCTATTCCTCAAGGACTTAGGCAAGACACAACTGGAAGGGGGCAATGCCCCCACCTACTTTGGGCTATCCAAGAGCCGGCATACCTAATCAGTCTAAAGTCTTAACATTGTTTAGCTCACGTTTATTTTAGTGATACTAAGCTAAGACCGTTTAACCGCTGTATGATCACCCCTTGACTTCCACGTTCGTGTACTAAGATTATTCGTCTTAATAACCCTACGTAGCGTTTATGTGATCTGGTTGGGCTTTAATCCCTCAACTAGTTACTCGGCAAAGATTGAGTCTAGTACGCCAGTGCTTTAAGGAGCCTTAAGTTCCAGATAGGTCTCTTCTAACTTTCCGCCAAGAACGCCATCGACGGAGCCACTCACCTCCTCTGACAAAGTCAGTAGGACGAGGTGCCTCTCGCCGGATAGTAAGATCAGGAGCTAACCCCAAACCTTCTATCTCTTTCTCTAGAGTTTCAACCCTAGTTACTAAAACGGCTAACCGATCTAATGATAGGTCGGCCTCTATAACAGAGGTTAAGTCCGATTCAAGTCCTCGTAGTTCACTATGTAGGTCAAAGAAAGAATCTCGATAGCAAAATTCTATCATACCCATCAAGGATCTAATCTGATCCTGTGATAAAGTTCCCGGGTCCCGTACGAGCCAGATTGCATCTGGATTCGCACGTACCGCCCGAGGCCATAATGACCCTGAATACATAGGGTCCCCAACAAATAGGAATTTTGGCAGTTGCCATGGTTCATATTTGGAGGTTCCATAGTGAGCCCTAGTTCTATCAACCTCAACCAATTTGGTTAAGGCTTTCGCCCGTGGTAATAAATCAATTACACGCTGACGAATTGACGCAGCCAGATCTTTAATCCAGATATCATCTGGGTACTTAAAGTCTGAGCCACCAGAGGCCATCCAATTAAGGAGGTCTCCTTTGAACCCAGGTCCCCCGGGGCCGTAGTAACTAACTACGTATCCCTGAAGGCGACGAGGCAACGCTGACCATGACTGGTTAATCCGTGAAACGGATCGGTACCCGAATCCCAAGAGAGCTAAACCTTGAGATAAGGATAGTTGATACTTTCGTACCAATTCCAGCCACGCTGGCAATGAACCAGCAGCAGAGAGAACCTCGAGTAATGCCAAGGGCCCTACAGAGAAACCTCCGTAGTAAACCCGTTTAGCAAACTCAAGGACCCCTCGCCCTGAAGAATCATGAACAGATTTAGAGAGTTGGATTCCAACCCCTAAACCTGCCATAATTTTCAGGTAGGTATCGGCTACTAGCCGGTCAGCTATAACTATGTCATCTCCGAGGAGAGCATAGTCCTCAAACCAGTCATCACCAGAAACCCGCCCAGACAATGCCGCTGCCATCTGCACTATAGCATGATGGGTCATCGCGAGCATTGCCCAAGATGTTAAAGCACCCATAGGTTGCCCGACTGCGTAACGTATAAATCGATCACCTTCATGATCAGGGCCTAAGGCCCTAGAAGGTAATACATAGTTACGACCTACCATTAGACTCATCCAGAGATTCGCACCATGAGCGGTTATCAGCCGACTCAGGAGCGCCCCCTGAATAAGAATTGGAAGTCGATCCGTGGCAGAGCTTAGATCCAAAGACCAAAAGCGTCTGTGCCCTTTAGACTGTAAAAGTTTAACGGGAGCAAGTTGATCGAAAGTTCCATCTTGAGGGATTTCCTTCAAGATTGCGAACAGGTAATCATGCAATGGCTTCATTGCCCATTGCGTGAAACAGTCTACCATAGCGAATACACGGATTTTACCCGCAGGTTCATCTTTTAAACCTAGTTTACCAATATCAGTAGGCACATCACGTGCCTCCTCCGTTAACAACGAAGGCGCTACTTTACTAAATTCCTCCAACCAATTGAGGAACCTCGTATTTCGGGTCATTTGCAACCAATCTTTGAAGAAAGGAAGCAAATCTGATCTGGACCAAGCTATAGCTGTACGAATTATACCAAATGGTGACGTAGACAGATATAAATCATTCGTTGGTGTAGACCGCGGAATGAGAAAAGGTGATACACGAAATCTGGATAGAAGAGAGAGGGGCGATTTTAAATCGTCCTCGTCTACAGCTTGTAATTTAACAAGTTTTCTCCAGAACTGACTAGAAAATCTAGACCAGTCAGGTAAGAAACCGGAAAGGTCCTTACCTGGATCGGTAATTGAAGAAAATGATAACTTTCCTGGAAACTCAATTACTCTATAAATAGAGAAGAGAGTAAACCAGTATCGTATGATAAGGATATCCCCAGCTGCTATTCGTCTTCTATGAAGAACGGGTATAACAGTAGGAAGTCCCAACATCCCTCTCCGGACTCTAGGAGTCGGAGGAAAGGAATCAAGATCTCTCGCTATAGATTGGGCCAACGATGTATTCAAGGCTTTAAGAGTTATTACTAACCCTTTCAGACCCTGATGTCGGCCCAGGGATGAGCACCAAGACATGTAACGGATAGCTGGTTTTACAAAACCAAGACGCATATATCCTAACCGTCCACGAACCTGAGCAATCAGGAACGTAAGGAACGGCCGACCTTGATTTCTCAAGATCATGGCACCAACAGCTGCTAATATATTCTCAAGTTGCGAACATATAAATAATTTTATTGTCACGCGTTGGAATTATTAACATCATTGGACTCGGTTTCCTCTTGCGAGGGCCGCAGCCACCTTATTCAAGGAGACGGATGTTTCGTCTGAGGCTTCAAACTAACTATCCACCAGAAGTGTCGACATTTGCCACACCATCCCAGCTCACCTATTACAGTGAGGAGGAGGAACAAATTAAGTATCGACTAGGACCCCGCCCTTAGGCGACCTATCTATACTATACCCCACCCACTTAAGAGTGAACCATAATACGTAGTATCACCGTATAGGCATTTCGTAATCGGAATACCGACCCTATCCTACTCTACTTCCTTAGGAATTAGAGAGACCTCACGTTCAAAACACTTAGTATGGTCCAAATCAACCATCGAGAGTTAGGGTGTGAGCCTTTCCCAATGTTGCCCGCAACGGGCATTGACATTACATACCAGTTATTTAAAACGGAATAATTACCGTAGGAGAACCTAGATCCGCGATGCTGAACTAACAGCTACGCTTCTTTAAGTC